AATGCCAGCCTGAACAACAAACCGGGCACCATCCGAGCGTGTAAAAACAGCACCCGTGGCAATGGAGCCTGCACCCGTGGCCGTGATCGTGACAATTCCGGCAGCGGCAGCGGGCGATTTGCGCAGAACGGCGGGCTTCATTTCCGCGCCGTGACGATCCAGATATTCGTCGTCACAGGTAAGAACGAAGCGCTGGCGCACGGCGTAATCAAATGCGCCATGCAGTTCATGCAGATGCCCGGCCAGTGTTTTGGCAACAGGGTAAAGATTGTTTCGGGCGAGCGCCGCATCGGCGCCAGTCAATCCGGCGTTGAAGCCACGGATCACCTCGGTCGTGACCTCCTGAAGTGTCGGCGTGGTCCACATCATCTCACCTCTTGCCAGAATCGTTCGTAGCGCTGCGCGAAGAGGCGAGAGCCATCGCGGGCGAAGAGATCAACAGCGAGCCAGATGCCGCGCCGCGGATTTTCAATCACGCCGCTTGCGACATCGATGCGCGCACAGACTTGCTCTTCCACCATCCAGTTCAGGGCTTCCGCTGCATATATCCGCGCAAGCTCGACATTCTCGGCGCTGACAATCTCGTTCCGCAGCAGCCAGAGATGCGAGCCAAGCGGGCGGGCGTCCGTGCCCTCTTCGGCCACACCATCACCCCACCAGCCGCGACGATCGATCACGTCCGGCCGCCAGCCCTCTGGAGCGCGGCGATCCGTGAAAAGCGAAATGACCACGGCGGAAGCCAGCGCTCCGCGCGCATCGAGCCCGCCCGCATTGTCGGGCTGGCCGAGCGGCACGACGCGCCAATCGCCGAGACCCTCTTCGCCATTCCAGAACGTGGACCAGAACAGATTGGCCGAGCCCGCTGGAATAGGGGGCTGCACCGAATAGGTCATGAATCACCCTACGGGTTCGGAGGATCAGTATCCGCGCCGCCGCGCGCGATTCCGCCGTGCGTGTGCGCTTCACCGATGTTCTTGCCGTTGTGAAAAATGCCGGATGCATTGGCTTCGATCACGCCATAATCACCTTCAAAGCGAAGCGTTTTGGCTTTGATGACGAGGGGCACATCCGGCGCGGCAAGCTCGACGCCAGTGTTGACCATTTTGAGCACATTGCCGTGCTGGTCATAGAGAGCGGTGCCACCCTGCGGCACGTTGCGCGGGCGGCCGGGTGTTTCGAAGCCAAAGGCGAGAGCACGATCGCTTTCGCCCATCCGCAGCATGAGGCCCACCGCATCCGCTGGCGGATGCGACGAGAAGCCATGCGGCTGGATGCGGTGAACCTTCGTGTAGGTTTCGCCGGCAAAGCCCCGAAAATTCGCAGTCTGGAAGTCGCCGCTGTCATCAAAGCCGAGAAGCCGCGCGCGGGTGAAGACATTGGCGCCGGGGTACATCACTCATCCTCCGCGCCTGCCCCATCGAGGCTCCAGCCTTTCGCGCTCTTGCCGCCTTTGCCGCCCTTGCCGCCATGGGCGCGAGGGTCGACCAGTTCGAGCGTGGCTGTGGTCTTGTCGCTTTGCTTGAAGCTCACCGATTCAACCATCATCACCTGCTCGATGCCGAGATCGAAAATGCTGACCGGGATCAGCAGGCCGGGCGTCCAGAGCTTGCCGGCGATGTCGCGCCAGCCCACCACCGTGATGCTGGCCGTGATGCCCTTGCCCGCCGCGCGATCGCGATGGTGCTTGGCGCGGGCGCGAGCTTCTTCCTTGCTGATCTGCTCCGGGGGCGTGATAACGCGGCGACGGGGGCGGCTGACGCCGCTGTCACGCGCGGTTTCTTCAATCTCGAGTTCAGCAGGAGCATACCCATCCGGCGCCTGCGCGCGGGTGCTGTATTCCTGGAAACGCTTCGAATCATCGAGCGTGCCCGAAGCATCGACAATCGCCGGCCCGGTGCCGCCATCGACAATCGCGCCGGCATGCGCCTCTTTCGGCGGGCCCGCGAGCTTCAGATTGCCCTCGGGCGTGTCGGTCAGACCCACCCGGTCGACGCGCGCCAGGCGCTCGGCAAAGGCGAAGATGGTTTCGCCAGGCCGGAGCCGCGCCAGCTTTCGCACCGGCAGGCTGCCATCTGCCTCGACCGAAATGCCAAAAGGCTGGGTGAGTTCGGCAATCATATCGCGCGCATTCTTGTCGCGCAGTTCGCCTGTTTTGTGGTTGTGGCTTGAATCCACCAGATCCCCGGTTTTCGAGCGACCGGAGATCGAGAGTTCCTTTTCTTCCCCCGCCACGCGCGGGCTACGTTTTTCGACATGGCCGGTGAGGATCAACTCTCCCCCACCGCCACCACCCGCCATCGCGATGCCATCCGAGGGCTGCGAGCGAATCGTGACAGGCGGCGAACCGGCGAGCGCGTCGATCAGTTGCCTTTGCCCCAGAAAAGGGTGCTTGATTTTTGCATCGAAACTGCGAGCCGCGTCCTTGCGAGAGACATTCCACGCGAATGTGATCGGCCGGATTTCAAGCCCGGCCGCCGCAATGGTGATGATCTCGAAGGGCATGGTTCAACTCGCCAGAGCTTCGAAGCGATCCGGTAGAAAACCGGGATGCGCAGCGCGGGATCGCGCAACCAGTTCGCCGGAGCGGGCGGGCGTGCCATAGAGGCGCCACGACCACACCAGCGAGGGCAGACGCCGTTGCGCGGACACTTGCACCAGCGGTGCCAACGAAGCCGCACGCGATGTTGCACGTTCGGTTACCACCGAGCGCAGTTGCGACAGCGCGCGGTGAAGAGCCAGCCCTTCACGACCAAGGCGCGACAGCGCATCCTCAAACACGGCGGCAGCCAGAGCGCGGCTTTGCTCGGATGAGGGACGGTCGGGCCATTCGGCGCGGGCATGGGATTCGCCAAGAGCAAGCGCGCGCAGGCCAGCAATCATGCGAGGGGCAGTGGCGGACACAGAAGCGATAGCCTCCGACGATACGCCACCACCCGCAGCGGGAGGCTCAAGCGGACGACCGAGCAACCGCACGGCCTCGGCCAGTTGCGCCGGGACGGCTTCATCACCAAGAACAATCGCGGCCTGGGCGATCGCTTCACCGAAAACCAGAGGCGCGGCCTGAAGATCAGCGAGGGCGGTTGTAGCCGCCTGAAGCGCCGTGTCCACCTTGGCCAGGGCCACAGGCTCCATGCGGCACAAAGCTGCTACAGCACTCAAATCGGCGACAACAGAAGCGGCAGCTTCATCCGCTGTTTCCCGGGCTGGTGCGAGATCGGTCACAAAACCGGAGGACAAGCCCGCCAGCAGCGGCACAATGGCCGAAGCCAGGGTGTAGATGCGTTGATCGAAGGCGAAAGCCGAGAGGCCGCCGAACAACCCTGCGGGCTCGGCGACAGCCTCAAGCGACACCACGATATAGCCGAGCTTGTCGCGCTCGAAACGGCGGCGGGCCTTGGTGAGGCGCACACTTGCGCCGAATTGATCGGGCAGGATCAAGACACCGAAATGCAGGCTTTCGGCCGCCAGGAGAAGCGCATCGGCGGCATAGAGATTGCCGCCGACACAATAGGCCTCAATCTCAAACTTGCGAGCCGATGGCCCGAAGCTTTCGTTGATGTGCGCGCCGCCCGGAATGAGCGTCGTCGAGACGCGATGGCCCGCTTCGGAATCGCCATTCAGAACCCAGAACGGAATACCGTTGAAGCTGGCGCGGCGAAGGGAAAGCGGATCGAAAACCATCACTCAGCCTCACTCATGCTGCGGCCGGTCGGAAAACCGGACATGGTGCCAAGGTTCGGAAGGCGCAAAGTGTTGAGCCTCTGCTGAACACGATCAATGTCTGAAATGATCCTGTCTGCTGTACTTGTGAAGCTTTGCCCGAGACTGGCACTGGCGCTCTGGCCAGCCGGACCAATGCCTTCGACTGCTTCCTTGATCGCCTCGGCCTTTTTCCCGGCCTCGTCGAAACCCTGCATCGGCACATCTGAAAAACTGACAGCCGGAGTTTGACGAACAGGCGGCACGGGAAGGGCGGAGGGAGAAGGGCTCATGCGCGAGCGGGCGCGGTTGCCTTCACGCAGCAACTCGAGCTGCTGCTCCTTGTAGGATTCCAGAGGTGCCAGATCGGCACCACGGAAAGTCCCGCCACCATCCCGGCCGATTTGCCGCGAAAGCGCCGCCAGCTCATCGGCATTTGGCTCCAGCTTCGGCGCAACCTGAGACAATCGCGCCTTGTGGCGTTGAAGCGCTGCATACTGTGCAGGGGTGCGTTTCGGCACATTTTCGAGCATCTGAATCGTGTTGCGCAAACCGCGCGCTTCGGGGTGCTCGTCGACGTTCCTTGTGCGCATCCTCGACAAGGTGGCGTTGTCTTCCGCCACGCGAAGCATGTCATCCGGCGAATTCATCGCCGCATCGCGGCCTGAAAGGTCTTTCTTGAGGGCAGACCAGTAATCACCCGCCGCCTGCGTGATTGCGGCAACAGCGCCACCATCTTTCGCGGCTGCGCGCATGCGCTCCAGTGCCTCCGCGATGGTCTGGAAGCTGCCGGCTGCATTGGCAATGTTGTCTTTTGCAAGCTCGGCCACAAGACCGCCGAGGGCTTGCCGCGCACGATCGGACGATTCCGAAACGCGGTCGAGCGCGGCCTGCGAATCGCCCGTGATGCGCTTGAGGTTGTTCGCCACAGCGCCCTGGCTGTCGTTGATCTTGGCGACCAGATCGGGCATTTTGGCATAACCCGCCAATAACGCGCGCATGCCGCGGGCGAATTCCATATCGGTGAAGAGTTGCGGAAGCTTGGACATGTCGCCCTTGAGCGCCTTGTCCGTCAGCTTGACGAAGGTATCGATCAGGTTATCGCCGTTTTTGCGGGCGGACTCCATCTCCTTGCGGAGATCAACCCCCATCTTCTTGAACTTCTTGGAGGTCTCCTCACTCTCCATTTTTGCGAAAATGTTGTTGGCGCTGGAAGCGGCTTCTTCGGCTGTGCCCGTGCCTTCGCGGATCACCTGAAGCATTGCCACCATCTGGGCGAGGCCCTTGGTGCCTTCAAAGCCCACGGCCTTGGCGGCTGGGGCCATGCTCGGCAGATAGCGCGCCATATCCTTCAGCTCGAACTGCCCGAGTTCGCCGCCGCGCGTGATCATGTCCTGCGCTTTTTGCAGATCCTTGGTTTCAACCTTGAGATGGCGGATGATGGCCAGCGATGAATTCGCAATATCGGTCGTGGTCGCGCCCGAGGCCTGCGCAGTGCGGGCGATGGCGGGCAGCATGGCCAGCGATTCGGTAAAACTCTGGCCAGCTGAGGTCAGAGACGCCATGCCGTCCTTTAGGGCGCTGATGGGCTGGGCGGTCTCAAGGGCCAGATCCCGCATGCGGATCAGGCCCTTGTCGACCTCATCCGGCGAGGCGTTTTCGCCCGTGATGCCGATGCGCGTCATCTCG